AGTGGTGACTGGTTCAAGATCGAAGACATTACAGAGGGCGAATGTCCTTTCTATGGTTACAATGGTGGTAAAGATGTCTTGGCTGAGTATGATCTTTCTAATACAGATGACAATGCAAAATGGCAGATCGCACAAGGCATTTCAGAACGTGGTGTGAGAAGAGTTGAAGATGGTGAATCTTCCGTAACAGAAAACACCAGAAACTATCACAAAACACTATCACAATATAAGTTTACTCTCGCACCATCTGGCATGGGTTACGATACCATGCGTTTGTGGGAGGCACTCTATATGAAGACGATACCAATTGTTACCGACTGCACTGCTCTTCGTCACTTCGAAGACTTGCCAATACTTTACTCAAAAGATTTTAGTGAACTAACAGAAGAGTATTTGCTTGAAAAATACGAAGAGATTAGCAACAAGACTTGGAACTTTGATAAGTTGTTTATGCCTTTCTGGAAGAAACAAATAGAAACCGAGTATGGTTTAATACAAGAATGAACTTGACTAATGTAGCAAATGAGGTATACTCTTCTACATGAGTATTGAAAGAATCATTCTAAGCAATCTTGTTCAGAAAGACGAGTATTGCCGCAAGACATTGCCATTTCTAAAAGACGAATACTTTCTCAACGAGACTGAGAAGGTTGTGTTTCAAGCCATCAAATCTTTTGTTGAAGAGTTTAATTCTTTACCAACATCTGATGCGTTGAAGATCGCTCTTGACAAAAACAAAAACATCAATGAGAACATTCATCAAGAATGTGTCACACTCATTGATGAGTTTAGTGATGTTGAGCCGAATGATGAGTGGTTGTTGAAAGAGTCTGAAGCCTTTTGTAAAGACAAGGCTGTGTACAATGCCATTATGAACTCTATCACTATCATTGATGGCAAAGATGATAAGCAAAGTGAAAATGCGATTCCTCAAATTCTTTCTGACGCACTAGCAATCTCTTTTGATTCTCATATTGGTCACGATTATATTGAAGACTCTGATGAGCGATTTGATTTTTATCATCGTGTCGAAACCAGAACTGAGTTTGACATTGATCTGTTGAACAAGATTACTGGTGGTGGTATTCCGAACAAAACACTTAACGTTGTTATGGCTGGTACAGGTGTCGGCAAGTCAATGTTCCTCTGTCATCATGCAAGTGCCTGTTTGAAACAAAACAAGCGAGTCTTGTATATCACTTGTGAGATGGCAGAGGAACGAATCGCAGAACGTATTGATGCGAACATGATGGACATCACACTTGATACACTCAAGACTTTGCCGAAAGAAATGTATGATCGTAAACTTCAGAGAGCGACTAAGAATGTGACTGGTCGTTTGATTGTCAAAGAGTATCCCACTGCTGTAGCCAATGTGATGCACTTTCGATCCTTGCTTGAAGAACTAAAGATCAAGAGAAACTTTATACCAGACATCATCTTTATTGACTATCTCAACATCTGTGCGTCTGCAAGATTCAAAGCAGGTTCGTCTGTGAACTCTTACACGTTTATCAAAGCGATTGCAGAAGAACTGAGAGGGCTTGCTGTAGAGATGAACGTACCTATCATTACAGCGACACAAACGAATCGCTCAGGCTATTCAAACTCTGATGTGAGTCTTGAAGATACCTCTGAGTCATTCGGTCTGCCTGCGACTGCTGACTTTATGTTTGCTTTAATCACGACAGAAGAACTCGAAAAACTTGGTCAGATTATGATCAAGCAGTTGAAGAATCGTTATGGTGATCCTAACATGAACAAAAAGTTTGTGGTCGGTCTTGATAAGCCAAAGATGAAATTCTATGACCTTGAAGACTCGGCACAAACCTTGATTCAATCACCACAATCAGAAGATCTTGGTCTTGATAGCAAGTTTGAGAAGACAAACTTCGAGGGGTGGAATATATGATAAAGGTGTTCGAGGCTCAGCCTCTCAAGAAATTATTCCTAAATATAGTTGAATGGTTTGTTCGAGAGCATGACCTTGATGATGTATCAATCTATCTCCACCCCGTCAAAGATTTGAACTGTTGGGGCGAGACAGAAAAGATAGGCGATAAAGAGTATCGAATCAAGGTATGCACAGAGCAATCTCTTCGTGACACCGTTGCTACAGTGATGCACGAAATGGTTCATGTGCAACAATGGTATACAGATGAGTGGCAAGATGATGGTGAAAAAGAAGCAGAGAAACGTCAGTATCAATTGGCTGATAGGTATTGGAAAGGCAAGTGACAGTGGAAAAATATTTCTTTGAAAAAAATGAACACGTTCTTCAATCAAGCATCAATGTTTTCTTTGAAGAACTTCTTGATATGAATCAAGATGAATTTCGACAGTGGGTGATTGACTATCGCAAAACTATGCTTGAGTCTTGGGACACATACGGTTGCCCGCCTCGCTCTGGTGCAGACGAAAAGAAAATTGTAAAGTCTTTCAACTCGTTGTCATCGCACCCTGTTCACAAGTTTGAACACACCGACAAACTTGGTTGTTCGTTTGGTAAAAAGAATGATGTGATTCTCAACACGGCAAGAGCAGGCACAGAGGTTGATCAATTCTTTCCGACTATGATGAAAGCAAGAATCAACTACAACATCAAAAGCGATGGTCATTCTGTGTATGACATGTTCAACGATGATAAGTTTCTTGAGAGAATGGTCAAGGGTAGTCAACGACACTTCAAACGAGATAGTTTCTATCACTACAGCCACACAATGAAACTTGGTGATCCATCAAACATCATTAGTGCAGACAGTGGTTTTGATTTTTGTGAGAAGTGTTGTCAAAACAAAAAACTCATGGAGTCAATGGGCTACGATTATTGGATTAGTGAGAAAGAAGAATCTGAAGGATTGTCTACGGGCTATTATCGAGTCGATCAGTCAAAGCAACTTTCTCTGAGTGCAGAACAAGTTAAAGTGTTGCATGACCGAGGTTGCTTTACAAAACGAAACATCTCTAACATCGACGTAGATGATTTGAAAGCCGATCATGTTTACATTCTTCGTTTGTTCAAACTTGGTCAGAAGGTGTTTCCGAAAGCGTTTACAGCATTCAAGATTGGTTACATTCAAGTCGCAGTAAACTTTCCGCCTATGACTGCAAAGTATCTCTATGAAAGGTTTACAGAACATGTCAAAGATCAAGAAACTATTCGAATTTATGATCCGTCATCGGGCTGGGGCGGTCGTATTCTTGGTGCTATGTCCGTACGGGATGATCGTCGGATTCACTATATTGGCACAGATCCTAATCCAGAAAATCAGATCCCGAAAGAAGGCATAAGTCGCTACGACTATCTTGCCAAGTTCTTCAACGAAAATACATATCGTGGCAATGGTGTATTCAGTCACTCGAATACGTTTGAAACATTCGATGAATGTGCCGAAGACATCAAGAACAATCCAGACTTTCAGAAGCACAAAGGTAAACTTGATCTTGTATTCACATCACCCCCATACTTCAACCGTGAGGGCTACGCAGATGACTCTAAACAGTCGTATCAGCGTTATCCAGGCTATCAAGGGTGGGTAGACGGGTTCTTGCGACCAACGCTTGAGACGGCGGTTGAGTATCTGCGTCCGCAAAGATATCTTCTCTGGAACATTGCTGACATTCTAATGGGTAAAGAGTACATGCCACTTGAAGAAGACTCGAAAAAGATTCTCGAATCTCTCGGCATGGAGTACAAAGGTTTTCTTAAGATGGCAATGGCATCAATGCCTGGTCAAAACCGATTAGATGAAAACGGTATTCCCAAGTGCAAGAATTATTGTCAAGTGAAGGGGCAGTACCTTAAGTACGAGCCAGTGTTTGTTTTCTGGAAACCTTAAGGCAACTCATCTGGGTCATAAGGATACATGTAATCGCTTAGGTCATCGGCTGGTGGATCCTCACCCAATAGATATCTAATTAGAACGCCAAATGGGCCATCATCGTTTTCGAATTGTGGTGCTGTGAAGTTTTCATAGAAACGTGTAAGATCACGATACAACTCATCTCGAACGTCGCTAGGCATGTCTACATCGTCTAGCAATTTAACTAGATCGCTAAACATATCTGTAAGTTGTGTTTGATATCTAACCATACCTTCAAGAACACCGAGAATATCTCCTTCTCTAATAGCCTTGGTAAGACTTTCACGAATGGCCTGAATGGCTTGAGACATTTGAGAAGAATCACCTGGTATACCAGAAAGTATAGTTTGAATGTTAGCAATGTAAGATAAAATCTCTCCGTGGTTTTCTGGTCGCGGTTGCAGATTCATAAAAGAATCTAAAAAATCATCTAAAGCGGCATTGTTCATAATAAAATTATTCCACTTTGAATTGACATCAAAAGTTATTAGCCTATTTACTTTAAGACCGAGTGCGTTAATATCAAGACCATATCTCAAAGCAAGATATTGTAGTAGATTTTCATCGCCCATGCCACTGTATTCTAAAAGTATT